CACCAAACATACGCTGGTGATTACTGTTTGCAAATCCAGAGTTGTTAGTTATTCCTTGTAATAAATCAATGTAACTAGAAGTAAAATCAACTTGACTATTTTTATCTTTAGAAACAACGCTTGGCTCAAGTTGATAGCGTACACGATTTAATCCCAACTCAGGAATATAATTGTCACCTAACTTATATGTTGGCGCAAAGGTACGACCAATGTAGCCGTCAATGATTACATTCTTGGCATCAGCAGTTAATTGGTCTAAGGTAGCACTAAAGAATTTTTTATTAGCGTCTGAGCGAAATATCTCAGGTAAAAAATTGTTTGTATTGTTTACGGCCATTAGTTATCCTATCGCTGAGTTATTAATGGTGCGCCAAGATTAAGTTGCGACGCGGTAATTGCGCTAACAACTGTGATATCGTCAACTGTGGCTGCGGATGTAATAATTTCCCAGGGTTCAGAATTAATCTGGAAATAGTTACCAAATGGTGTGTTAGGGTTTTTAGGAACAATTAGAACACTAGCAACATTTGGTACCAACTGATTATGTAAGTATGCGGCTAATTCGCTAAAGTAAAAAGTGTCTCCAAAATTCCAGTTTGCTAGATCAAAGTATTTGTTAATGGCCACAATACATTGACTTTTAATTTCGTTAGATGTCATGCTAATCGCCGGGTTCATAACTACTTGAAATGTTGCTTGTAATTCCGGAACGGCCTTTTTGCCAAACAACGGTTTAAATCTTGCTGGACTGTATACTAGCGTATCGCTAATTGCTTTATAATCATTTAATGCGCTATAGGCAATTTCTAAACTACTGCTTGTAGGTGGCACAGGTGGTGTGTTTAAAGCACCGGTTAAGTCCTTTAGATAGTTAATGTAATTTGTAGCATAATCGCTAGTTAAAATATACACGTCAAGGATATTTACAGGAGTAGGATCAATTCTGTTACGTCCTGGAGCATTATGTTGATACTGGAAATACAAATTATTTCTTGAGTGTGTGTTAGAAATTTTAGTGTACAGGTCAGGATCATCTGGTACACCTTCCATCTGTGTGGTAGGAAATGTAATTAGCACCCGAGAATCATCTACATATCCATCGTTGTCTGTTTTAACATTGTAAATTCTCCAAACAATGTCACTACCTAACGAATAGGTAGAATCGCAATGCGTATTAATTTTTAATACTTTAATAACATCGCCAATATTTTTTCCTGTCTTGGAATTAAACGCCTTAGAGTGTGGATCAAAATAAAATTTAGTATTAGCGGCACTGGCAAAAACATACTCTAATGTTTTATTACTAATAGTATATTGCCCTTGATCATAAGAGAATTTTAATAGCCAACTTGTATCTACACCAATTACCGATGGAGGGACATTTGCCCAGGTCATATTGACTTGATCGTAGGTCAGTCCAAATGTAACTTTGGCACGAATTTGATTAATAATTGTAGTAATTAACGTGTTAGTTAAGTTATTTTTATAAGGCGGAATTATTGTTGCTTTTCCGCCAAGTAATGTTGCTCCATCTGGGACAACAGAACCAAAATTAACCAAACTTGGAGTAGTGATATCATTGTTTGAAACAGTACTAGTCACCGAAGCATATACATTACCACTTGTTGTGGTAAATCTTAAACTTGCTCCGGCCGAAACATATTTCAAGTTGCCCGATACCCCTTCGCCCACTTGCTGTTTTAGATTAGCAACAGTTAACCATCCTGAGCTAGAATTAGTTGATGTTTCGTATTGATCAAACGTAACATTTGCTGTTATTCCAAAACGGTTGTAATTGGCATAGTAATAATTACGCATTTCAACGCTATCAATCATTGGAATAATATCATTGTAGACTGCGGTATAAATGTCGTTGGGGTTTGAAAAATCAAATGTTGTTGATTTAATAATTGTGTTAGAGAATATTTCTCCGTCTTCGCCGAGAATATTTGTGGTGCTATAAGTACCTGTTGGATCTAATGTGTCAAGATACATACTAACGCCAGAACTTGAACGATTAGTAGTTTTAATCTTTTGAATACTATTAAAAGTGGTCTGCGGAAATATATTATAATCCTCAGCAGTAATCATACGATTTTGTGTATAGTACTGTTGAGGAGCATTAGTTTTAATATCTGCTAATGTCTGTGTTGCGCTGGCGTTGGTAATGCTATACTTCAAGCTGGCCGTAACAGTTAATGTTTCGGCTGTATTTTTTGCACTGATGTACGGTAACGCAATAGTAACGCTGGCCATATCGTCGGGGCTAATAGAATAGCTTGTTCCGTTACTGGTACGGAAATAAAATACAAAAGATCCCTGCGGAATATTTGCAAAGGCTCCGTCGCCAAATACCAAGTTGACTTTGTCAGACACTTGTGAATTGATTTGGTATAAATTTTTATCGCTTGACTGATTGTAAATTACGTTAATGCCCGACACCGCAGGAACTTTATGCCATGCGGTAGATGGTGCTCCGCCTACATCTAAACTGTATAGCCACTGGTCGTCGTTGGTAATATTGGGTGTATTAACAAAGACTGAATTGTTTGGTGTGGCATTTAAGATATCAAATTGTGTAGCAACTAAACTTCCTTGTTTAATATATGTAAAGAATCCGGTATTGTTACTTCCGTTACCGTTATTGTCATTTCTATACAATAGATTAAACTTACCAGGGACCGTTGGATCGTCTTGATAAATGTATGTTTTACCGACTGTGGTTGCGCTAACTGCTTCAAAAGGAATTAAAGTACCTTGTACATTAACGTTGAATCCGGCAACTGGCAATGAATTTGTGTTTAATGCTACAGAATATTCATCTGTTTGTATGCTGTTTATTTTAGCTGAGTTTTTAGGTTTACCAATGGTTTGATTGGCCACTAAACTAGCATTGATAATTGTAGTAAATTGTTCTAACCAGTTTTCGTTAGTTAGATCGTTCCAATGAATAACATTATTTGATAAATTAATACCCGAACTGTCTGTTAAGATTTCGCTAGTTTTAACACTATCAATCTTTAGTAAGCCACTTGCGGCGGTAGTGCGCTGTGGATTGTAACTCAGCATACGTGCTAGTTTAAGAATACTGTCACGGCGCTGTGCGGTATCGATAAAGTTTTCTCGAGCATTTAAGTCGGCACGGAATGCTAGACTTTGTCCCAAAAAGGCAATCATGTCAATTAAAGCAATATACTCACTGCTTTCTAAATAGTCATTGAATGTTTCTGGATGATTTGTTTTTAGATAGCTGAGCATTGAACTACGAAGTGTTTCAAAGTCGTAGCTTGTAAAGTCAGCGTTCGTAAAAGATTGGTATATCTTGGTCCAGTCTTGTTGAACTAGTAGATTGCTTTGACGAGTAGTTTGTGCCATATGATTTACCTATTATTAAGTATTTATTTAGATAATAATATGGCTACTTAATTGGTGGTCAACGTTCGTGCGTTTTGATCAAAGTTCAAAGCAATAGTATCAACTTGATTGGTGTGTACATAGGACAATGTAATCTGTACTAAAATTCCGTTTGTTTGTTGTTTAACTACCACTTGTCCGGCAGTTAATCTAGGATCGTAACCGATGATTCTATTAATATCTTCTTGTATTGTTTGACGTATGTTGTCAGTTAATGGCTCAAACAGTAAACTCCAGATAATTGTTCCAAAGTTTGGCTGCATCAGCTTTTCGCCTTTGCGTATATTAAAATAGTTAATTAAGTCTTGTTTAGCCAATTCAAAATCATTCAGAGTAAAATTCTTAGGTTTTGATATTGTACTAAATCCACGATATGTTATCATAATAGTATTTATTGACTTAAAACCGCCACTGCGTAGCGGCCACTGTTATACTGATTAGCCGCATTTCCTACAGCAAAATTGCGCCAGGCCCAGGCACCTGTGCCCATTCTATTGTCAGCAGTTGGAGTATTGCCAGCTCCTAATGCCCACCCCACATACAACATTCCAGCTACTATGTCATTTGTATCTGCGTCTGTGATTGCTTGATTTTTAGTCATGTCTTGATACAAGTCGTACAAACGTTGGTATGCCAGATGTTCTTGTGAACTTTGCGAAATTAAAAAATTGCTGGCATTATGTATATTGTACAAAAACCCTGATTTTAATTTTGACGCAAAGGCTGTACCGGTCCAACAACTTACGTAATTAACACAGGAATTACCAAAATGACTGTTTGACCCCGGTTGTAAGAAACCGTATTCTTCTAGTGTAACACTATCAAATTGATAGCGGCCTAATTCGTTGTTTGGCCCAACTTTTTTATAATCCCACTCACTTAAATCGTAAGCTATTTGTGCTTGGAGATTTTTTATTTCTGTGACAGTTAATCTATTAAAATTTGATGTTGAGGGAACCGATAAAGGGGCATCAGGTAGCCCTAGCCAGCTCACTGGCAAGGGATTAGTTACCGGTGTGCCTGTTGTAGTTCTAAATCCTGCGTCCATCTTAGAATCCTAACATATTTGCTGACGGGGGTATCTGATGATTTGGTCGTTTTCCGTCAGCTGTAGTCCAGGGTTCGTGCGCCGGAGCCACTGTACAAATTGATTCAAGAGCACCTTCTTGAACAACCCAGTTTTTTCCCGACAATCCTGTGTCCATTAAACTATTTTTCTTTGCTGGCGCCACCGGTAATATAGGCACAGCAATTCCGCAGTTTAACATAACTGTTGCGCCGTTGACTCGTGCAATGCCCATGCTTCCAACGCTACATACTGCTCCGCCAAATATACTGGCCATTGATTCACTACCAAGACTCAGTGGGCCGTCGGAGTGGGCAGTTAACCCCATTAAAGATTTTAAAGATATAGCACCATCCGATGAGATTATAATTCCATTGGCGCCGGCTTTTTGTCCGCCACTGGCATTCATTTTAATAGCAGGCGCCTGCATACTAATAAGCGCATCACTGTGAAAATTCATAGGGCCTTTTGTTCTGACATTAAATCCAGCTTGAGCAAAAATATTCATTTGCCCGTTGTTACTAAACTCTATCCAATGTGCTCCGCTGGCGCTGGCAATATATAAGACATTTTCTGTGTCATTCATTAATATTTGATGCCCGTTGGTAGTACGCAATCTAATCAATTGGTCGGTGCCTTCGGGATCTTGACCGCCCGTGGCTGCACCATCGTCCATGACAAACTGATGCCCACCTTTTCTAAAAGCCACTACATCGCCGGAATCGGGACTGCCATTTGGTTTACGTCCCGGTGTACTAATTCCGTATACGTTACTAGGAACTTCTCGCATACTACTCGAACTA